GTTTATACGCTATATTTAAAGATAATTATATATTCTATCTTGAAAATGGTTATGTAGAATTTGAGTAACTTATATTTATAACCGATTAAAATGAATAAATATGAGTCAACAATTCGAAAAAACAATATTTGGTACTAAAAAATTCTCGGATTTACTTGAAGAGATTTATAATAACCAAAAGCGCCGCGAAGCACAAGTAACCGCACTTATTTCCGAATTAAAACCGATGGTTTCCGACATTGGTGATGCTACCTTAATTGTTCCACTTATCAAAGAATATATGGAAATTGGGGTAAAAAATGATGATGCCTTAATTAAAATGGCTACGTTAGTTCAACGTGCTCTTAATTCTACTAGTGAAGATGGTGGTTTAGGTATTAGCGATGAGGAAAAAGCTCAATTGCTTGAGGAAATGGAAAAACTCCAAGATAAAAAATAATGGCTGGACCCTTATTAAAATCAGGACAGGCTCGTCAATCGAGTCAGTATAATAGTAATAGATCTGGACAGGGTTTTGAAGATATACTAAGAAACCTTAATGGAAAAGTTCTATCTGGGAGAATATTAAATATAGATCAAAGTGGTACTAACACTAATGGTACTGCTACAGTTCAACTTCTTCAATCTCTACAATTACAAGGAAAAGATTCAGTAAATGGTGTTTTACCTTTTTTTCCTAATATAAAAAATTATCCTTTAGTAAACGAGATAGTTTTAATCTTACCTTTAGCTAATGTAGAATTTGTTCGTGATTTTGATGATTTAACTTTTTATTATGTTTCTCCATTAAATTTATGGAATAGTAATCAATCTAATCCATTACCTTATCCAAAAGAACAAACTAAATCTAACACACAAGAAAAAAGCTATCAAGAAGTAGAAATTGTTGGTAACCCTAATAAACCTTCTCCTGTAGATTCAACCCCATTTAAACCTGGTACTTATTTTAATGAAGATAATATCCCAAACCCTACTTATCCTTATGAAGGAGACTATATTTTAGATGGTAGATTTGGAAACTCTTTAAGATTTGGTAATACTGTACCTACTGGGAGTTCTAATGTAACTAATAATTGGTCTACTGTTGGAAAAACTGGTGATCCTATTACTATTTTAACTAATAGAAAACATACATCATCCCCTAGTTTCAATTTTATTACAGAAAATATTAATTTAGATGGTTCCTCTGCTTATTTTACCTCTACACAACAAATTCCAATTGAAGTATCTTCACAGAATAGTTATCTATCTTATACAACACCCCCAACCTACCCAAATACTTACTCAGGAGAACAAATAATCCTTAACTCAGGTAGGTTACTATTTAATTCTACTCAGGATCATATTTTATTATCATCACAAAAAAGTATTAATTTAAATTCTCAAGAATCAGTTAATGTAGATGCTAGAACTGAAATGGTAATTCAAACACCTGAATTATATTTAGGGGGTAAAGAAACTTCTCAACCTATAGTTTTAGGTAATGATTTAGTAAAGTTATTAACAAAAGTTTTAGATGATTTAGAAATGCTAACAGGTGCTCTAACAAGACAACAAGTAACTCCTGTTGGTTCTCCTTTAGCACCTACAAGCTTAGTAGCTAAAGCTATTAATAGTAAAATAGGTACATATCAAGCAGAATTATCTAACGTTTTATCTAACACAACTAAAACAGTATAATGGCTACTAAACTTATCCTTACAACAGAACAAAAAAGAGATTTATATCCTAGGGTAAAAAATTTCTTAAATTCTACTGAAGTTCTTCGTAGAGGAGATGGTAGTGAGGCTAAACCAAATGGTTTAGTAGTAGAATTACAAGAAGCTTTAATTGCTTTAGGATTTGAATTACCTGTATTTGGTGTTGATGGTATTTTTAGAGATGAAACTAAAGCAGCTGTTGAAGCTTACCAACGAGCATCTAGACTAACTGTTGATGGTGTTGTTGGAGAAGGTACAAAGAATTCTTTATATATAGATTTACAACCACCACCACCATCAAAAGACCCTCAAAAATTAGTAAATGAGAGAATTCAAAAAAATAATTTAAAAAACGAAAGAGAATTACAAGCTAGATTAACTAATATTGATGTAGCATCACTTCAAAACTCAGTAGCTGAAGACCAAAAAACCAGTGGATTACAAAGATTAGGAGAATTAATTTTAAACCAAGCAATAAAGTTATCTCGATTTGTTTTACCTTTAGTAACAAATCTTATTCGAGAATACGCTATAGATGAATTAGAATCCGCTCTTGAAGAAAATCAAGAAGAAATAAATAGAAGGAAAGAAGAACTTAAAAATAAATTTTGTAATGTTCAATTACCTCAAATTATAGAACAAAGAAATAATGCTGTAGAATATTTAAATAACACAGGTAAAGTATTAGATTCATTTACTGTAGGAGTAAATTTTGGGGCTAGTTTTGCAGAAGTATTAACTACATTACTTAAAATTTTAAGAACAGCTAGTTTTAGTATTAATCAAGCAGCCAAAGCTATTCCTCTAATACCGGGAGCAATTCCATCAATTATAAATGATTTAAACACTGCTGCAGATACAATAACATTTAAAGCTGATGGTACCCCTAATATTCCTCCTATCCAATCTGTATTAAGCCAAGTATCCCCAGCTTTTGCTACAGTTCAATCTACAATTGTAAGATGTGTTGATTTATTAGATAGATTAGATATTTTAATTACCTTCTGTGATCCTAATGCTAATTTAACTGGAATATCAGATTCAATTAATAGTATATATGAAAATGAATTATTAGCTGAATCTTCTGAAAACGATGGTACTTATAAGGGTTTTATTTTAGAAATAGAAACTAGACCTTTTACTGATACAGTAGACCAAAATAGAGCAGTAGGAAAAAATAAATCTAATATTACTTTAATATCTACTGAATATTCATTTGCTTCAGACCCCCAAGTACTAATAGATGAACTTAAATTTATTATTGATAGAGATAATTTAAAAGCTTACTAAAACAATATTTATAACCATGAAATTAACAGAATTAAGAAAAGTAATTAGAGAAGAAGTGAAAGCTGCTATTCAAGAGGAATTAAAAGATATCCTTCTTGAAGCTGTACGTTCACCCCAACCTATGGTAACTGAGTCTACTCCTGTTAGTACTCCTCAAAAAGAAACAACCGCAAAATCAATACAAGAACAAAGAGCGGCTTATGCATCAATTTTAGGAGATATGCAACCAGGACAAAGTTCAATCAGCTTTAATTCAGCAGATGCTAAAAATATGGGAGGGAATTTACAAGTAACCCCTGGAATGAATACATCTGGTGAAGGTAGTCAATTACCTGCTGGTAATGTAGGTTTAGACCAAATTATGGGATTAATGAATAAAGGATAATGGCATTTAGACCTAGAATAATACCTGCTACTGACTTTCAACCTAATGTTGGAGTAGGGGTTAATCTACCTTTTTCAGCTCCACAATGTTTTCAAAGTAATTATACTAGCAAAGATGCTATAAAAAGTAATATTTTAAATTATTTTTTAACAGAACCTGGAGAAAGATGTGATAATCCTAATTTTGGAGGAGGGTTACGTAGCTTTATTTTTGAACAAATTTCTAGAGGTACTTTAGATGGAATTGAAGAAGATATTTCAATAAAAATGTCAACCCAATTTCCACAAGTAAGAGTAGACTCTATTACGGTATTAGGAACAGAAGATTATAATACTATTAGAATTACAGTAAAATATTCAATACCACAACAAGGGGTATCTGACGAATTTGAAATTAACTTTGGATAATGGCACAAGCAAGAGACATAAAATACCTGAATAAGGATTTTGCAGATTTTAGATCTGCTTTAATTAATTATTCTAAAACTTATTTTCCAACAACCTATACAGATTTCAGTGAAGCTTCACCTGGTATGATGTTTATGGAAATGGCTTCTTATATAGGTGATGTTTTATCATTCTACCAAGATAACCAATTTCAAGAAACATTTACTCAGTATGCTCGTAGATTTGAAAATCTTTTTGATTTAGCTTATGTAATGGGTTACAAACCCCAAGTTACAGGTGTTGCTACTGCAGATATAGATTTTTACCAAACTGTACCAGCATCAACTTCAGGTCCTAATATATATGAACCTGATTATAATTATGCTTTATTAGTTGGTGAAAATGCTGAAATTAGTTCTAATATAGATAGTACTGTCAATTTCTTAACAGAAGATTCTATTGATTTTACTGTTTCTAGCTCCCAAGACCCTACAGAAGTAACAGTATATACAGTTGACCAATTTAATAATCCAACCACTTATCTTCTTAAAAAAAGTAGAAAAGCAATTTCTTCAACTATTAATACTACAACAATATCTGCAGGAGCTTCTCCACAAGAATTTTTTACAACTACTATTAATGCTGAAAATATTGTTGGTATTTTAGATATAGTTGATGCTGATGGAAATACTTGGTATGAAGTACCTTATTTAGCTGAAGAGATGGTTTACGATTCAATTGGTCAACTGTATATAC